ACACTAGTTACTTAGCGGATTGTGATGCATCCTGGGTTATTTTACCACTAGATTGGCTGCTTCTGCATCAGTATAGGTGGATGGTATGAGATTTGCCTGCGGAACTATACCAACGTACTCGCTGGGTATAGCGGTATCTTGTCCAATTCCTACTCCGTTTAATAACAAGAGATTGCGTCCTTCTCTCAGGCAGGCCACAATGGCTTGGCCGCCTTGTGTGGCAAGATCAGCTACTGTTTCGATAAATTGTGCAGGTCCGTTGACTTCTGTGTTGGTTCCATAGCCCGGAAGACTTTGCACAAAACTCATGATCGGACCGCGACCTGATGCATCAAGATTGGGAATGTCTATGCTGGCCAGAGCAAGATTGATATTTTCTGAAACCAATTTTGCTCCCATTGTGTTGAAGTCAGAATTCAAAACGCCTGACTGGGTAGGATACGATATGGATATGTTAGAAACCTGCGAGGTGGCATTGGATATCAGTTGTTGCAATGCTGAATCAGCATCAGCATACGTTCCAGCACCTGTGCCTGCAGGAATAGTAACTGGTCCAATAAGAGCATTACCGTATACTCCGTTGACAGTATTTTGCATTCTGGTATAGGTGTCGGTCAACCCGGTCAGGATACCTGCACTGGTCATACTGTTGATTGTGACTGTGGTGTTGCTCAGCACACTGGTGTAGTTGACTCCAAGTGCAGCCCCAAGAAGATCAGTGATTACCAGCGTTCCGTCAGGTCCGGTACCAGTGGCATATGCACTAGAATAAAATGCAGCCACACTGGCAGGCACAGCCTGTTCTAGTGCAGATATGGATGGCAGGTCTCTAGTGGTCTGCATGTCAACAAATGCTGCGGCCAGTTGAGGCAACACAAGATTGTTTATATTTTTTATTTGTTGTAGTCCAACTTGTATGGCCTTGCAGGCCAGAGCCTGATCTGCTGGTATGATTCTAGCCAGTCTTTCGTAGCTGATTATATTTAGAGTTCCTAGTGTCAACACATATCTTGGCAAGTAAATCAACAATTTTGAATTCACTGTGCCTTGTGTGTTATCGTAGATGGCTCGCAACACTGATGTGGTGTCTTGATTGTAGGTGCGAACTGTGAGACTGGTCAAACTGTTGGGGAATATTTTTGCAGGATTCAACAGGTCTGCCATGTTGTTTATATTCTTGGTAGTCACACCAAAAATAGCCAACACCTGTTCTAGATCAGTGCCTGTGACATTCAGCATGCCCAGATATGCCAGATGTTGCACACTATCGCTCACATTGACATTGGGGTTGGTAAGATTACCAATACTGGCTTCGTCGAGCCCGGCTTGAATCAAGATAGATCGAATATTTGCTGTGAGATTGGTCAGAGTGAGTAATTGCCGTAACAGTGCTGCTGGAGAACCAAAATTACCAAGATTGTCAAGATCAATCAATTGTCCCAGTGCTGCCAGGTCTAGACCAAATGTTCTCATGGCCAAGGTGGTGTCGCTGAGATTGCCAGTGATAAGACTGTTCATTGTGGTAAACGTTGATCCCAGATAGGTCTGACTGTTCACGCTGGTGTTGATAAATTCATTGGCCGTAGTTACATAGCCCTGTGCTGCACCAAACACCTGTGCAAAAACCGCAACATTGCCGTTGCCAAGATAGCTAGAGCCCTGAGAAGTGATTATGCCAGTAAATCCAGCTGTGGAATTTGTGCCTAGAGACGCATAAGCACTGGGAGTGTTGTCGGCTAGTGCTGGTACAGTGTTTCTACAAAATGAAAACATATTGGTCAGGGTGGCTGCGTTGATGTTGGCGGCAGCACTATTGCCCACAGTATTAAAAAATGGTGTCAGTAGCGATGTGCTGGTGTAGGCTGACACTGCTGCGGTCCAGGTGGCGGCAACTGCTAGACCACCGTTGTTGCTGCTCAACGTGGCTCCAGCAATCATTTGTAACGGTGTTAATATGCTAGCCATTATGCTGCAAACACATTGTCACTGCCTTGCGCAACTGATGTGCAGCTGGCCAAGGGATCGCCTACTCTGGCTGCAGGTATACCATTTATAAAAACTGTGCGACTGCCCTGCGCAATTGGTGCAACGTGGCCACGACAAGGATTTCCTGGACGTAGATGCACAGTACTAGTGTCCCCTACTCGGGCTGCTGGTCGATTGTTGATAAACACATCGTCGCTGCCAACGGCAATGACGTATCCACTACAATGTGTAACTCCTCGGTCACCTTTTCTCGCTGCTGCGGGCATATTCAATCTCCATAAGTTTTAAAAATCGACCGTGCCATTGTGCAATTTCATTGTGTTCCTCACTGGTGTGTGGTTCGGGTGGGATTTCAGGCAGAAATTCTATCACATGATCTAGATCGTCAGGAATATCTTTGTATTGGTCATACACAAAAAGCTCAGTGCCTTTCATGATTACAAATCTATGCCCCATGCTGTATTTATGGATGTGAAATACTGGGCGGTTAACCCATTATCAATTTCTTTTCTGGCACTCGGATTCCAGTTAATGCTTCAATGTACTTCATCTTGACTGCATCATCTGTTAGTGCGTAGATTGCCACGTTGTTGATGTTTAGTTTAACTGGTTCATCCGCATCAGCGGTAAACATGCTGGGCACTAGTCCCAGGCCTTGTGGTCCAGGTGCTACACTAACCGGTGCACTGATTTCCAGCCAGTCTCCGTCGGCCCGTGTTAGTTTGGCAATGAGTTCTTCGCCAGAGTTCAATTTAAAAGTTACTGTGCTGCCTTCGAGATGTTTCATTCTGTTAATTTCTTTCTAAGTTCTGTAAATCCGCCCACAAGTTCTTGATCCAGGAAGATCTGTGGTAATGTTCGAGCATTTGGTACTGCTTCTAGTAGTTGTTCACGTGTCCAGTCCAGGCTCACGTTGCGTTCTTCATATTCAATGCCTCGAGACTTCAGCAATGCTTTGGCCTGGTCGCAATAGGGGCATTGGTCTTTTGACCATACAATTGCGGTTGTCATGCTTTTTCTAATTCCTTTTGTAGTTCTATTGACTCTCTAATTTGTGAACATTCAGTTTGATATTGACATTCATGCACTGTATTTGCTAACTGATATACAGGAAGCAGTGAGCAAAATTGTGTGTAATGTGAGCCCTCTAGTGGGCAGATCGTGCATTGAGTTTTCATTTTATAACTCCGGTAGTGCATCGTAGTCCAGCTGATCGCTCATGACTCCAATAACATAGTTAGTGCTTTCAGACTCTTGCAGTGCAGTTTGTTTGTTTGATGTGTTCACATGCTTGTTGAACCAAGGAATAGGGGTCGAACGAGGTGCAGGTTCTTGATATTTGATACCAATTTCCTTGAGTGCGCCCACGGCTGTGTAGTCCACAAAGTCTTTGAGAATGTTGGCGTTGAGACCAATCACAGGTCCTTTGTTGAACAAGTAGTCTGCCCAGCCCTTTTCTTCTCGAATCACATCCAGATACAACTCATACACTTCAGCTTCGCACTCGACCTTGGCAGCGGCAAAGCGTGAATCTTCTTTGATCACTTGATTGATCATATAAGCAGTCCATTCCTTGTGCAGAATCTCGTCTTGTAGAATTAGACTGATAATATTGCCATTGCCCATGAAGATCTTGTTCTCTACCATGGCCAGGCTGGTGGCAAATGACACCATAAAGCGGAAGGCTTCCAGTGCATAGCTGGCATGCAAGGCCATGTAGATGGCTCTCACGTGTTCTACTTCTTCTACTGGCTGGCCCAGTTCTTTGGCACAGTTGATTCTGTGCAGGTCATCATAGTATTTGCCCACACTGGATGCCATGTCAATGATCTGCTGTGTGTCGTGGATGGTGTTGAACACATCCTTGGGCACGTTGTAGATGTTGCGAATGATGTGACTGTAGCTCTTTGAATGAATGTTGGTTTCAAAGAATGTCCAGTTGTAGATTAGAGCTTCTAGTTCTGGCAATGATACTACAGGCATAAAGATCTGACTGGGCCCACGACCTTGTAAACTATCAAGAGCTGTCTGGCGCAACAGGTTGCTGGTAAAGATGTGCTTGACTGTTTCGCTGGCATCCTTGAAGTCGTTTGAATCTTTGGTAAGACTGACTTCTTCTGGTTGCCAAA